CAGGCTTTTATTGTTAGTGTCTAGTTACTTGATGTTATCAGCTAGTTTTTGCGCTTCAGCTTGCAGAGCGTTGTTAAATAGCTTAGCAACTCTAGCTTGGCCTTCAGGTGTTGCAGCCGCTAGCTTATTGAATAGCTCAATCAGCTCAGGACATACCAACCCGCTCGGTGCGCCAGACTCGCTTGAGTCACCTTCACCTTCACCACCACCAGTAGATGGTGCGCTTTTGGCTGGCTTTTTCTGAGTCTTAGTCGCATCGCGTGCTGCTTTTACTTCTTCAATCATTTCTGAATATGACTCAGGCTGTCCAGCAAACTCTTTGCAGTACTTTTTAAACTCGGAGATAGTGACCGCTAACCTCGCACAACCCTCTTGCTTACTCATGGTTGCTACATTCTTAAAGCCAGCCGCATTAGCAAATGCATCTTGATACGCCATGAACTGTAAAACTTTATGGCTATGGATAGCTGGCTTGAATAGATCGAATAGTTTAGAGACTTGAGCTTTTCCCTTGATCTCTAAGGTGATCATTTGCCTAATTAGTTCGCGACTTTCCTTAGCTTGCTCAGTAGTCATGATTTCGTTGTTGATTGTTTTGTTTAACTTCATTTTATGTATCCCTACTTTTATGGTTAACTGTATTTTTGTACAGTAGCGACCGCTTGTTTGCCGTCGATGGGTAGACAGTCTCATGGTTTTAGATTGAAGTCTATAGCCAAACGCAAGTTTTTTTTACATTTTGTAAGTTTTTTTTGTGCATGCATGTATATAAAGGATACAGGTGGATTGACCTTGCAATAAGCATGCCAATGTATAGCCAAAGGGTACTTATGTGACTCACGTACTTTGGCATACATCTTGCATATCCTTGAGCAGACTTGAGCATGCAAGAGTCGTGCCAAGTATGCATGAGTTTGACTCAAGTTAACACGAGGGTGGCTAATGTACAAAGGGCCGGGAGGGTCCGCGCGCGTGCTATTACATTGTAGTTGCTACTTTGGCACATCAAAAGTAAAATTAGAAAAATAGGTAAATGTGAGTATTCACTAACACAGTTAAGTACTTGAATACTAAAGAATAATTGAGTACCCTAAATTAACACATAAAAGGACTTGACAAATGATTAAAAATATGCTATAATAGTTAAGTATTCTTAAAAACAACTAAGGTAAAATACATTATGAATGATAATGAACCACCTAAAAGGAAAAGGGGTAGACCTAAGAAAACCGATGTATCCTCAAGAACTAGAGGAAGCAGGGGTAAGCTAGGTAGACCTAAAGGTGATGCAACTATCATCAATGAGTATAAAGCTAGGATGTTAGCTAGCCCTAAGTCACGTAAGGTACTTGATGCTATCTTTGATGCTGCTTTAGATGATGAGCATAAAAATCAAGCAGCGGCTTGGAAGTTAGTAATGGATAGAATGTTACCCTTAAGTTACTTTGAGAAAGACAGTGCTGGGGGTAGGTCTGCTGTGTCTATAACGATCTCAGGTATAGGTGCAGGTACTGTAGAAACTGATGTTACTAAAGAACCTATTGAAGGAGAATATACAGAAGATGTTTAAGTACTTCACTAGGGAAGAGTTTGTGTGTCAAGCCACAGGTGAGAATGAAATAGAAGATGAACTAATATTGGCCTTAGATGAACTAAGGGAAGCCTGCGGTTTTCCTTTTGTTATTACTAGCGGCTATAGATCACCAGAGCATCCTATAGAACTAAGGAAAACAAAAGCTGGCACTCATGCCCAAGGCATTGCAGCGGACATAGCTGTGTCATCCGGTGTGCAACGGCACACTATAGTTAAGAACGCTATAGAGCTAGGGTTTACAGGGATTGGTGTAGCCGGAGGCTTTGTACATGTGGATATTAGATCTACAGATGTACCTGTGATGTGGACTTATGGATAACAAAGACTACAAAGAGACTCTAGCTAAACAAGAGGATCTTAACTGGGATGGTAATATAGAACCACAGGAGCCTACTGAGTACACAATAGTTGTGGACGAGGACAAGATGGAACAGTTAAGAAAGTTAATACACAACAAGTAATAAGGAAATAGTATGGCAATCCCAGCAATAGCAGCAGTAGCAAGACTAATAGCTTCTAGCGGAGTACCAGCAGCAGTTAAAAAGTACGGTAAAAAAGCTGTAGACGAAGCTAAAAAACACATGAAGGATATGACTACTAAGGCTAGTGATGGTCAGAAAAAAATTGCTCCTGTTACAAAGAGTCAAAGAGCAACCAGAGATACTGGTAGAAAATTTCTAGCAGCAGGTGCGGCAGGCGGCTATGCAGCAGGTAGAGGTGGTAGTAGTAACGAAACTAAACCTAAAGCAAAACCTAAAGCTAAAGACCCTAGAGCCAACCCAAAAGATTTTCCTAAGTACAAAAAGAATACAAAGTCAGCAGTGTCTTTTAGAGAAGCAACAAGAGCAGCTAAACGTAAGGGACAGAAGACATTTACTTGGGAAGGTAGACGCTATAACACTACTGAGAAGTAATGACTGAACTAAACATACAGCTTCTAGACTGGCAGAAGCAAGTCTGGGCAGATGACACTAGGTTTAAGATTGTAGCTGCTGGTAGACGTACAGGTAAATCCAGACTAGCTGCATGGATGTTAATTGTAAATGCGCTACAAGCAGACAAGGGGCATGTGTTTTATGTAGCTCCTACACAAGGGCAGGCTAGAGACATCATGTGGCAAACACTGTTGGAACTAGCACACCCTATTGTATCTAATGCACATATAAACAATCTTCAGATTAAATTAGTGAACGGTGCCACTATATCCCTAAAGGGTGCAGATAGACCAGAGACTATGCGTGGTGTGTCACTAAAGTTCCTAGTGATGGACGAGTACGCAGATATGAAGCCAGAGGTCTTTGAGCAGATCCTTAGACCTGCCTTAGCTGACCAAAAAGGTGCTGCACTATTTATCGGCACACCTATGGGACGCAATCACTTTTATGATCTGTACAAGTACGCAGAGCTAGAGGACGATGAATCTTATCAAGCATGGCACTTTACAAGTTACGACAATGAGTTATTAGACCCAGAAGAAATTAACCTAGCTAAGAAGTCAATGTCATCCTATGCCTTCCGTCAAGAGTTTATGGCATCCTTTGAAGCTAGAGGATCAGAGATGTTTAAGGAGGAGTGGGTTAAGTTTGGTGAAGCTCCAGATATAGGAGACTACTACATCAGTATTGACTTAGCTGGCTTTGAGGACGTAAGTAAGAAAAGATCTAAGAACTCTAAGCTGGATGAGTCAGCTATTGCTGTTGTTAAAGTAAATGAAGATGGCTGGCATCTAGAAAACATTATATACGGTAGGTGGGACTTAGCAGAAACAGCTAGAAAAATCTTTGAGGTTGTCAGGGACTACAGACCTATTAGTGTAGGTATTGAGCGTGGTATCTCTAAGCAAGCTGTCATGTCACCATTGATGGACTTAATGAAGCAACGTGGTAGATTCTTTGTTGTAGAAGAACTTACACACGGGAACAGAAAAAAAACAGATAGGATTATGTGGGCGTTACAAGGTAGATTTGAAAATGGTCAAATTACTTTAGGGCAAGGGGAGTGGAATAGTAGATTCATGGATCAGTTATTCCAGTTCCCTGATCCTTTAACCCATGATGACCTTGTGGATGCTTTTGCGTACACAGATCAATTGGCTAAAGTAGCCTACTCATATGACTTTGAGATTGATGATCTTGAAGTACTAGACGCAGTAACAGGATATTAACATGGCAAAGTCAAAAGTAAATGCTGCTGGTAACTACACCAAACCTACTATGCGTAAAAACTTATTCAATAGAATCAAAGCGGGTACAAAAGGTGGCAAAGCTGGACAATGGTCAGCGCGAAAAGCCCAGATGCTTGCAAAAGAATACAAGTCTAAGGGCGGAGGATACAAGTAATGGCTTTAGCTAAGTCACAGAAATCTCTAAAGAAGTGGACTAAGCAGAAGTGGCGTACAAAATCAGGTAAACCTAGCACTCAAGGAGCTAAAGCTACTGGAGAACGGTACTTACCAGAGAAAGCAATTAAGTCTTTGTCTAGTAAAGAGTACGCAGCCACTACAAAAAAGAAAAGACAAGATACTAAAGCTGGCAAACAACACTCTGCACAGCCTAAAAAGATAGCAAGTAAAACCAAACGCTCACGTTCAAGGTAAAAAGTATGGATTATGGTGACAATGACGTTCTGTCTAGCGACGAACACCTAGAAAACTGGGTAATGGCTAAGTGTGACTCTTGGAGAGATCACTATGAGTCTAATTACTCAGAAAAGTTTGAAGAATTCTATCGTCTGTGGCGTGGAATCTGGGCATCAGAGGACGCAGAACGCAAAAGTGAGCGTTCACGTATCATCTCACCCGCATTACAGCAGGCTGTAGAGTCTAGTGTAGCTGAAATAGAAGAGGCTACCTTTGGTCGTGGTAAATACTTTGACATTACAGATGATTTAGGAGATGCTGAATCACAAGATGTTATTTACTTGCGTAAAAAACTACACGAAGACTTTGAAAAAACTCAAATACGAAAGCAAGTAGGTGAGTGTCTCATTAACAGTGCTGTGTTCGGTACTGGTGTAGCTGAAGTAGTACTAGAGGAAGTCAAAGAAATGGTTCCTGCTACACAGCCTATAATGGATGGGCAGCTACAAGCAGTAGGGGTTAATGTTACAGACCGTACAGTGGTTAAACTACGTCCTGTGCTGCCTCAAAACTTTCTTATTGATCCAGTAGCTACATCTATTGAGGATGCTATAGGCGTTGCTGTAGATGAGTTTGTGCCACGGCATAAAGTACAGCAGCTACAGGAAGAAGGTGTATATAGAGACATTTATGTAGGTCAAGCAGC